GATACCAAAGTGTACCGCGCCTTTCGTGTGGAAAGTTCGAGGGTTCGTTTCATCGTATCCTTAATCTTAGTCTTGGAGTTGTACGAGCTCTTGTTCCAATCCACTGGAATACCTGATACCTTCGAAATCTGCTCAGGCTTTTTGTTCGTGGCTATCAAGTTTAACATGAAATAATTGGAACCGTATGGGTGTTGGTTATACGGTGGATCGAGGTAAATGAGATCAACATCAGGAAGATTTTTGAGAAAGTCCAAAACGTCACGACGCTCCACCACGACATTCTTATGTGTTTCGTACCAGAGGGGACACTCGACTCGAATAGACCCCTTGATTCGTTCGAGGGCGTGTCCCTTTTTACCACCCCATCCACCTTTATGAAACCCCTTGAAAACCCCTGAAGTATTCGTGTGAATACTACTTTTCACGAGAAGAGGACCCAGGCAATACGAACGGAGGTTTTCTGGGACGGTCGTGTGTACGTACTCCATCATCGCATCAATCTTACCTGCATTCTCTTTGGTGTAGAAACACCGCTCATCTTCTTGAATCGCGTTCGAATTATTCGGTGCGTACAATTCAGATATGAATCCACTCCTCCCCGGAAGATTGTTCATGGTTTCGATATGTTTTTGAATCTCTCGTTGCTCTTCGGGTGTGGGTGTCTTCAGGAAACAATTCGAGAGTACTTGACAGTAGACTTCCAAATCATTCACATGTAGAGTGTCACTATGTGTCAAGAGCATTCTCGAGACGACACCAGAACCGGAGAAGGCGTCCACCGCGCTCGACGGTTTTAATCGTTTGACGACATTTTCTATGTGTTGTATCAATTTTCTCTTATTCCCGATGTATGTTATCATCGGTTGTTGAACATACTCGCTCATAGTTGTTTATATGTCGAAGGATTTCCTTAATAGATTTTTTACCCACGTGTTCCAGTACGTGTAGCCGTTCTTCGGAGGTCCACATCGATGTTTTATTGGGGTGTTCATCGTATTTGTGTGCCTTTACACAAAAAATACCAAACTCTCGATTTTGATCCTTGTGAATGTCAATCTCGTCGCAGACACCTGACATGTCGAACCTTCCATCTGCACACACCTCTCGAATGATCGGTCTTCTACCAAAGTTGGAAGCCGGTCCGATCCGATGAATGATCGTTTCGGTGTGGTGAAAGTCGCATCCAGCGACGAATACCACGTATGGACAAATAGGTAAATCTTTGAAGAGGTGCCACGATGTGTTTATGTTTTTGAAGACTCGTTCAATCGCATTTCCAGTTGACTGTCTGTTTTTACCTTCACGGTACAGCGTATCGTTCGTACCCTGATACTTATCTTCGATGGTCAGGAAACAAAACCGTCTTCCCCGATACGTCAAGAAGAACGCACCACCATCCGGTTTGATGAAACAATTTTCAAAGTTCAACTTGTTCGTCCAGGAAATGTCACATTCACCCACATAGTCTTGAAACGATTCGATCAAACGGGGGAGAATATCTTTGAGTGTCTGTTCAGACTTCTGACACACACCACCCGCGATTTGATTCCCTATGTGAATGTTTCTCAGGTGAGCCATTTCGAATACTATCACGATGAACATTCTTTGACTTAGGGTTCTGCGTTCGATATTGTCTCGAAAAAAGTATGGCTATACTAAATGGCTTCAGAACACGTGAACACCATGAATCTCGCAGATGATGGCGAAGGGATGGTCCCACTTCAAGATAATCCATCTGTGGCTTTTACACCCGAAAAAAATATGGGACAAAGTAAAGAGACGATGGATTCTACTCCCATTAACGATATCATGATGGAACCCCCTATGATGACCGACGAGCCCAGGATGCAGGGTATGATGCCCCAGATGACCGCCCCTCAGCCCCAGGGTGCGTATCCCGCTCCCATGCAGCAGGCGCCTCAACCCGAGAAGAAGAACCCCTTCAACCTCACCGATGAGCAGATGACCGCTCTCGTCGTCGCTGCCGCTACTGCCGCTGCCGTGAGCAAGCCCGTTCAGGATCGTCTCGCGACCTCTATCCCCAAGTTCCTTAACGAACAAGGGGGTAGAAGTGTGGTTGGTCTCGCTTCGACTGGTGTCGTGGCGGCTATTCTCTTCTATTTCGCGAAGGATTACATCGTCAAGCCCTGATTGGTTGATTCCCAACCCATGTTACTGTAAATTGAATTATCGATACCTATGAAATAGGTCGCTAAAGCTCCCATCGCGAACGTCACCGAGAGCAAGGCACTCAGATCAAATGCCTTTCTCTTGTCACACTCGTATTTTCGCACAGACTCCTTGGTCTGTTTCCAAATGTTATTCGCCACGTAGGTTAGGATCAGCGCGATGACGGTACTCGTGAGGAAGAACCCACGATCCACCGCCAGTTGAGGCACGTTTCCGACGATGAAACGAAGCATGTTGGGAATCACGACGGTCATCCAGATGAGATTGAAGTTATAGTTTTCAAAAAACTTGGGGACGACCAGAACGGTAAAGAGGGCGACCCAGTATCCAATCACCATGAAAAGGACATTAAGAGGAGTTTTCATTTGAAGTATACATAGATTATTTATCCTGGACGTGTTCGCCACAGAATGGAGTCCTCTCTGGAATCTTCGTGTACACATTCAACTCGACACACATGTCTCGAAGTTCGATGTAATTTTTCCAAAACGCATCGGTATGATCGTATTCTTTCACCGTGCAGTGTGCCAACTCGTGAAGAAGAACATGAAAGATTTCGTTTGGTGCACCATCCAGGCAGACGGCGATATCACCACCCTTATTCGTGTTGTACCCGACCGTACCTTTCATGCCGTACACCCCCGTGATCGGAATACAACGCCTGAGCATATGAAACTTTTCGGGACCATTCGCGCTGATGTGTTCTCTGAGAATACGATACTTTTCTTTGACTTCGACGAGACGCTCTGGTTCTTTCGTGGTGTACAATACCCACAAATTCACGATGAAAAGTATGAGAAAGGCTATCATCTATCATAGACAAAGATAAATTTGCTATACAACTCTGAGATTGGATTTCCTCTTAGTCCCTCCCAAAGTTGTAACTGAAACCCGAGGTCTTCGAGGTGTGTCACCAACAGGTCCTTGTACGCCACAGGTTCGGATTTTGGTCCGTCGGCATAATAGGGTGTATCCGTGAGATGCACAAAAAGTTTTTCACCAAACCCACCGTTTCCGTGATCTTTCAGTTTGAAAAAGTTTCCAGTTTCATCGAGATAGGGTGTTTTAAATATAATCTTTTCCGAATCTGGAATGATACCCATGAGAAGTCCACCCGATTTGACGCGTTTTCGGATTTCGCGGATGGAACTCGTGAAGAGAGTTTTTGAAGCGAAGATGTAATGGAGTGAAAAATTAAAGCACACGATGTCAAACTTTCGGTTGGGACAATCGTGTATGTCACCTTCATAAAAATTGACACGCATGTGCATATTTTTCGCACGCGACTTGGCCTCCACGAGCGCCGTGGGTTCTGGGTCACACATGTTAATGTTCACACCACACCGATGCCATTTTTGAAGATCTCCGCCGAAACCACAACCGACATCAAGAATGTGTTGACCCTCGTGCGCCACGGACTGGATCAAACCCCTCTTCGCCTCGTTGTGATTCTTACGAATCTCTTCCATACTTCATGATAGTTTCATATCTTTAATTCGCACTTAGGGCTTAAAGTTTAGAATCGTGAAGTACCTATAATGTCTCTCGAGACCGATTACACCACCGTCCCCGGCCAGGTTTTCGCGTGCCTCTCTGTCATCGGACCTGAGGCGCCCCAGAAGAATGATAAGTTCGGTATCAAGATTCGGGGTGCGTTCGGGACCCGCGACGAGGCGGCCAACCACGCCAAGCGTCTGCAGAAGGAGGATCCTACCTTTGACATCTACGTCGTGGACATGTACAAGTGGCTACTCATTCCCCCCGATCCCACCAAGATTGAGGATGTGCACTATACCAACGAGAAGCTCGAGGAGATCATGACTGGATACAAGGAGAACCAGTCACAGGCTGCTCGCATGTTCCAGGAACGCAAGGATGCGATGATGAACGCCAAGTCGATCACTCCCGGTGACGACAATTCAAAGTTTTACACCAAGCCAGATGAGGCACCCATCGCTCACCCCGCCGAGGTCCTGGAGCGACTCAAGAAGGAGAAGCCCGATACGCCCATGGAGGAGCTCGTCAAGGAGGCGGATGCGATCGTCGCCGCTGAGGTCGAGGCGCGCCGCCAAAAGCGTGAGGCCGAGGCTTCGACTGATGGAAAGATGGACGAGATCAAGGAGGAAGGTGAACCCGAGGTTTCTTCAGCGTAAATAATATTCATATACAGTAAACAAAATGTTCGGGATTATCGTGACGATAATCCTGGTAAGTGCTTTCTTTATTTTGTTTTTTAATCCGACATTTGATTTAAAAAACAAAACAGAACCTGAAGCTGAAGCCAGTACTACCGCTGGTTTCATAGAAGATACGTATAGGGGTCCGTTCGTGGACAATTTTATTCCGCCCAAGTACGGAGACGTGGGAACATTCGTGGCGTACTCAAGTGTACCGGAGGATCACTGGTTGCATGGTTTTCCCCATAAAAAATCCGAGTAAAAAGACGGCGAATGCGATGATCCACGTCGATTTATCAACCTTTTCGAATAGATCAAACTTTTCATTCTGTGGCGGGGGAGGAGGAGGGGGTGGGTAGTCCATGTAATACTGGGGCATCTCCTGTATGGGCTCTTCCTCCACCTTTTCGAGATTGGGGTTATAATCGATGGGATTTCCTATATCAGTCTCCATTTTCTAATATAGTTTTTGTTTTTTTTAAGCATCTTCTTCCTCACTTTCACTCTCATCGTCGACGATGAAATCCTTGAGATTCCCGTTTTCATCGGCGTCACTGTCATACTCTTCTTCACTCTCGTCCGAATAACACTCCTCCTCCGTGTCGAGATCCGAGTCGAAATCGGTATCGTGCTCATCAGATCCATAATCATCTACGAGATCCTTCTCCGTGGGTTGGAAGACAGTGGGTTTCTTTATCTTGCGTCCTGATCGAGTGATCATTTGGGTACTTAGAGTTACTTCTGTTTAAGTAGTTTTAAGACATTTGAGTGTAAACCATGCGCCCTGGACGTGTTCTTTTTACATTTAGGGCATTTTTGTTTGATTACTTTTCCATCTATGACATACGACATCACCACATCTTCGTGCATTCCCTTGATCGTTTCACAATACATGGATGTGGTGAGTGCGACCAACTTATTCGCATCCCTACGGATACTCACCACCTGGGTATCTTCTGGAGCGTTCATATTTTTTCGAATAAACGATTCGAGATGGGGCTTGACATCCAATTGATTGATCGGTGGTTTCTCCACAAACTTTTTAATCTCTCGACACTTACTGAGTTCTTCCTTTTTGGGGTACAGATGATCCACGATCGTCTGTGTCAATTGGTGTCTCCGCCCACAAAAGTCTTTACAGAACCCATCACGACGACCCCTGAGTGTTTCACAGAGACAGAAACACTTTTGAAGGATCATGTGCCCACTGACGATGAACCACACATGATTAGAACCGTGTTCCCGCCTGAGATTTTCACAGTATTTGGAATTGGTCGACACGAGGTACGTATCCCCACGCTTGAATAGTTTCTGGATGTATGCACTCCCCTGTCCTTCCATGTTTTTGCGAATGAACGTCTCTATCAGGTGTTTCGCCTCTTCGTTATGGACCTCATCCTTCGTCTGTTCCTTCGTGAACGTTCCCTCCTTAATTTTTGTGGATGGAGGTTCTACGTGCGTCACTTGGGGCTCATTCGTTCGAACGACCGCCATCTTAAGGATCTCGAGTGTCGGGTCCTGACCAATTTTCAGAATCGCACTCAGAGGTGGACCTGGTTTGTACACGAAAACCGGGAGGTACGCGAGTTGATCCACCTTCCCCTTTTCACACCCCTGACACCCCTGACCACCACACGAATCGTGTTTCGCCTTTTTATACGACCACGGCATCCTGAACCCACTCCCTTTCGTCTTTCTGTCCGCGTTTCCATAGACGGCTGCATCGATGATCGCATTCCAGTCGATACGACTTTTGGCTTTGGAAAGTGCCACGAGGATATGTTCTCGAAGTGCGATCGCCGATACTTGGTCCACGACAAACCCCGACCAATTCAAGTGTACACCAGTCTTTACGAGTTCTCCACACTTTTTAGGGGGTGCCACGGAAATGAGACACTCTTTACCACCGTGACGTTTCACCTTGTCACAGATAATCTTACAGACATCCTTAATTTCATCGAGGTCCAAGGCTTCTCTGTCCTTGTAATCGATATCCACGAAGAAGTTGTACCTCTCACTCTTCTGTTCGACGACATAGAGCCGCTCTCCACGTCGGACCGCCTCCACGTACCTTTCGTGAAACTCGTTCAATTTATCAAATGGCACGGATAGGACGCCACCGTCCATGAGCACATGTGATAGATTGGCTGCATGAGTAAACTTTTGTGATGCACACCAACTCTTAAACATATTTGTTAAAAGTCTCTACTCTCTAAACCATCGCATACAAGATACATCTCTATATTCAGTTCCCTGGGATAATTCCTTCTTTATGGTGAGGAGTTCGTAGACCGTCTTGGATTCATTCTCCGTGATCCATTCCGTCACTTCCTGGTCACAGAATCCACGATTCTTCTCGAGAAGGTCACCAATCTGTCGTAAAATGAAAGCCTTCGACTTCATTATTTTATAGAAAAGGTTTTTCTATTCAAAGAACTCATACAGGCATAAAACTGTGGGTTTTTTAATACATTATCTATGATGAGTTTCCAACGTTTACGTGAGTTAAACTCATCGAGGGTGTCATAACTCATATAATCGTTTTCGTCGTACGTTTTTCGGATGGGCTGTTTTAGGGCTTTCCTGATGTTCATCTTGTGTTTTTCTTCGTAAAACTTACGAACCTGTACCTGCTGTTCAGACCTCGAGTAATTGACAAAAAAGATAAAGACGTTGTATTCGAGATCCACCGTGGGACTCTCCTTGACTGTAAACTTAAACTCGGTATATTCACCATTTTTGAGGGCGACGACACCCCTGGTTTCTTCTTCCAGTTCACGAAGAGCACACCGAAGAGGATTATAAATCTCTCTCCGTCTGCACCCCCCTGTGACGAAAATCCAATCTTTGAATCTCCAGTCCCTCACCGTGAGAAATCTAGGTTTCCCATCGGCAAAGCTGACTGGTATTGCAATCGCTTTGTATTTTTTCATTGCGCATTCGCAAGTTATAATAAGGGTACAAGTTTATTCCTCCTTCTTTTCTTCAGCCACTGGCTCGGGCTCTGGCTCTGGCTCCGGCTCGGGTGCGGGGGTGAGACGCTTGACGACCTGCGCCGAAAACATCTTGAAGTTGTTCATATCCTCCTTGGTCTTATTGAGTTCCTTGAAGAGGAAGATGATACCGATGGCGCATACGATCGTGGCGACCATCATGAGGGTGTCACGATTAACGGGAATCATTTATAGTTGAAAATATCTTTTTCTTTTTAAGCAATCGCACCCAACATGGTTTTACCCGGTGTGGGACATTCATAGGGCGACTGAGCGAATTGGACGGCTTCGTAATGCGCGTGTTCACACGATTTGTTTGGGGAAGGGGACGCCTGGGTCTCACCGACAAACTTTTCGAGTGTCCTGGATTTAGGATCGTACGTCAATACAAAAACGATGGCAAGGAGGAAAATGAGTTTCCACATATAGTAATTAGTTAGAATATAAAAGTCCACCCATACCATTTTCGATACGGAGAACGTTGTAGTTCACGGCGTAGATGTCCTTCTCACAGTTGGCGGTATCGTTGATGATACGAGCCGAATCGAGGCGCGAGAAGTTGAGGGAGCCAGTGGGCTGGAGCTTACCGGACTCGAGGCAGAAGGGGTAATAGAAGAGATTCTTGGCGGTCGCGGAGCTGCCGTTGGAGGAGTGGTAGAAGAGGGGCACGGTGGTGAAATGAGGATCGGCAAACTTGAAGTCGGTCACATCGGTACCGTTGATCTGGAGCTTGAGCTTGTTGCTGTTGCCGAGGATGGCGAGATCGGAAGCATCCGCGGAAGCCAGGTACTTCACGGGGTGGTTGAAGTTCATCTCTTGCATCTTGGAACCCGAAGCGATCGCCTTCTGGACCTGGGTCATGATCATACTCTGGGGCTGCGCC